TGATACAGCCGGATGGCAAAGGTAGTGTTCTGTGACCAGCCACCGCCGGGATCGGTAATGGTGACCGAAGTGGCGTCAAGTTCGCCGTCCTCGTTTCGACTGATGTCAACCAATGGCCGTGATACGCCAGAGGAGTTGCTGAACCAAGCAAGACGCTGGCCTCGTGACTCCTTGACGGCAGTGGGCAGACATTCGCTGTCCCCAACAAGCCAAGAGTCTGGGCACTCATTTAGGAAGATTCTTACGGTCGGCGGTCTTGCTTCAGGAAGGCTCTCTTGCTCAGTGTAGTTCGTGGAGGCAGATCGCCCCGCAACGGTATCAACCTTCTTCGCACCAGCCCTTGGCTTCAGTGGAACGTCTATGTACTTGATTGTCGTTTCGTTTTCGACACTGGTCTCTACGGTGACAGGTACATCTTCCCTCACCCACTGAGACAGGTTGCCGCTGGCGACTCCGGTATTGAACCATACACTAATTTTGGAGTAATCGGGCCAGTAAACGTCGGCTTGCCTTCCATTTAAATTCCCGCTGAAGCCAAGAACGAACCGATCCCCGCTTGCTTGCAGCCCGCCATAGGTCGCGTTTTCGCTGCTTCGGGGGACGTTGTACTCAGCCCCCTGCCAGTAATCGCCGTAAAGAAAATCCCTGAAGCCGGTCGAGGTGGTGGCATTGCCTCGACCCCGCTCGACGCGATTGTATTTCTGAAAATTATTATCAATAGTTGTTATTGACGAGCTTTCAGAAAGCGTGTTGAGGCCGAAGCCCAGGGGCAGGGGGCTAAACTGACACAGTGCGGTGGCCCCTCCACCATTACTGCCCACCGTTTGTCGAGCAGGAATCTCTGCCGTAAATCGCCGGGTGCTTTCGTTATAAGTGGCTTCGGCCTCTGCGATACTGCCTGACTGATCATAGTAGAGAATCTTTTGGTTTTTCGTCCCTGACCTAGTCCCAAAAGTCTCGTCATCGGCAAGCTCAACCGGCACGACAGTACCAACATCTCCGGTAGCAAACCCCGTTGCCTGATAGGCGGCTCCGGTTGAGATTCCTCGCGCCCTAAAGCCCACCCCCATGCTGCTTGCACCAACTTTAATCTCCGGTGGCGTTTTGTACCCTGAACCACCATCAATTATGTCAACCCCTACTACGGCTCCCGCCTCAACGATTGACTTGACTTTTGCCTCGCGATCTGGGTCTCCGCCAGTGACGGTAAGCTCTGGGGGCGAGTTGTAGGTAGCACCACCGCCAATGATGTTTACGCCCTCTAGAAAAAACCCGTCACCGGATGGCAGGACAGAAGGCTTCGATAAGGGCGGGTCGAGGCCAAGCGGAATGGCGGAGTTGGCGATGTTGTCTGGCCGGTACAGGCGTGGATGAATCCCATGACCGTAGAAGATAAACAGCCTGCCGTGGCGATCTTCTGCTACGCAAAAGTCGTTTGCCGAATCGTATGGCAGCGTATCGATGATTCGCTCTTTGTCATCCTGCACACGCTTCACCGCCCATTCAAACATGAACGGATATACGCCAGCGTCGATTTCTTCAACACTCAGGTTCTTCTCAACGAGCGTCCTGACCATCCACAAAAAGTCTGACTGACTTCCAACAGTTGTTGCCCTGCGGTACATCGCAGCTATCAACTCATTGTTGTAGCGGCCATACAGTTTCCGCAGCCCCGATCTGGCAATCAGCATGCCCGGTCGCCGTGGCTGCAAGTTATTGAGGATGCGGAGTTCACCCGGCTGGAGGGCAAACTGCGAAGCGTCTTCGTTGTACCCTAGCCATTGCCGGATTTTCATTCCACATCAACCCCAAGGTCTGAATGCCAGCCCATGGTTCTGGGCGTGGGATACTGTCCACCGCCGTGCGGATCGCCGCTCATTGGCGTGACAACGTCATTCTCCATTGCGATACGCAAGTCTCTGTTAAACACTTGCATTGCCGTGGCGTAGTCCCGCCCAGCTAGTCTGGCGTACCACATCTCGCACGCTGACAAAATCGCCGTGTACATCAGCGGGGATGCGTTGATCACATCTGTGATTGCGTACTTTGTGTTTTCAGGGAGCGGAGTGTTTACATCGTCATAGTCGTTGGTTGCGTAAGGAGCGGGTGTGTTTCCCTCGATGACGTTCTCAGGGGGGATGTCAAAACTCACATCGCCAGCATCGAAGTCAGCTGGCCCCTCGACTACGCCATCAGCATTAGGACGCTCATACACCGAAGTGGAACTGATGATTAGGGAAGTCTTTGACTCCCACTTCTCAATCCTCCGCTCCATGATGAATGGGTTGGTCGAACCAACGGCATCGGCTTCCATGCCGTCGTGACCAAACCGAATGTAGCAGGAAGCACAGTCCTGGGGGAACTCTGTCTTTAGGCCAGTAACGGTCATGCGGCCATCTATATTTGACAACTGGACAGTTCCCTGCCTGCAAATCCTTTCGTACCCCATGTACTTAATCGGCTTCGGGGTAACACGGTAAGTAAAGCTGACCCTTGTGTTGTTTGTCGGAAGTCCGACGAACCGGATTTGCATTCTGTCTGGATTAACGTCTGAACGCATTACGGTGTAGTAGTACGGCTCACCGCTCCCACGATAGTTGACCTCCAGCCTCTGCCACTCCTGCGGGCTTATCCGGCAGTGCAGCGTGCCAACAGTTCTCGTCGCAAGAGTGTCGATGTCCTTGAGGTCTGGCGGCAGATCGTAGTAAATCTGGGGGCGAACAAGGATGCCGCTCGAAGATGCCCTAGAGGTCTGGTCAACGGTGATATGCCCGTCGCCAACGTGCATGATTCTGACAGGATCATCAAACCCCGCCACATCCACTAGCCTGCCAGCCACAAACCCAGCTGTGCTACTTAGATTAATTTTGTTGCTTCCCCGCCCCGTCGATCCGACTGCACTGACCATGGCGGTCTGGAAAGCCCCGGTCTTAACGTGCCAGAGCCAGTTCTTGCACTGCATAACCTCCCTGACGCCATGCAACACAGCATGCCTGATCGCAGTATGCTCACCAGACTGTGCCCCACCGCCGCTTGCCGCCAGTAGGTAAGCGACAATATCTTGTGCCGTCTGCATTAGTTACGCCGCTTTCTGCCGTACTTTTCCTGCACCATCTCGCGAAGCTCACCCTGTTTCATGGTCGGGTGGTTCTTTTTCTCGACTTGCATCATTTCCTTAGTGAGGCTTTCGCTCAGTATTGGCGACTTAGGCCGTGGCTGCGGGATTCCCTTGTGGCTCACTGCACCTTCGACAGTAAGGTTTCGCTTCTTTGCCACGCGAACAACGTCAGCAGTACTGTCAACCCACGCCTCTGGGTCAGCTGGCCCCCGGCCATCAGCAAGTCCAGCTGCGTAATACTTGCCGCTAGGATTGATCCCCGCCCGCTTTGCAAGAGTGATCATGTTTCTCGCATGATCTGCTGGCATTGAGTTAAGCTGCTCGTTGTTATACCGCCCTTGCATGAATGAGCGGTCTGTGCCCTTAACCGCTGGTGCTATTTGGAGGGCGCACATTTCTGCGAATCGTGGAGATGAGCCATCTTTGATCATCATCATGTAATGAGCCTGAACACTTTGCGGTGCGCAGGCTATTTCTAACGGAAGCTCTACAGAGGTATTTCCTTGCCGACTCGACTGTTTCTTGGTCATCTTTGAACATTCCTAGAGCAACATTGCAGACATTGCACAGCAGGCCACGAACAAAGCCTGTCTCGTGGCAGTGGTCAACGTGTAGGGTCTTGGGCTTATTGCCACATATCTCGCACGCCCCCCTGCAATCCGCCAGCATGCTGTCAAACTGCTCTGGCGTGATTCCGTATCTGTGTTTTAGGTTCCAGCGTCGATGCTTTCTGGAAGGCATTACTGGGGCGCAAGTTCAGGCGGAACCTGCGGTGGCTCTCCACCGCCACCCTGCGCAGCCTGCCCAGCCGGGGAGGGTAAACCGGGTGGCGCAGCAGGGGGCGGTGGAGGTGCTGGTGGGGGTAACAGGTAGGGCTTGGCATCAATGTCAAGTGAGTCAGCCCAATCCCTCATCAAGGCGTTAAACGGATCAACGGCCCCAGCACCAGCAAGCTGCGAGAGAATGGGGCCAAGCGTCTGAACCGCCATTTGCATCTGCTCTACTCTTGATGCTTTGTTGGGCTTGCGTGCAGAGCCAGCCTCCACTCTATAAAGAAGTTCACGGGTGAGGCTTACGATATCACGGCGTGCAACGAACTGTTCCCATGCAGCTGCACCCATCGGGCCAAGGATTGGCTTCAAATCGTTAGGCTCAAGCAGCCAGCGTGCGGCGAGGGCTTCACGGCGTGCCAGGAGAGACATGCAGTCCTCCAGTTCATTCGCCATGTTGTCGGGCCTGATCGAAATGTTCTCGTTCTTGATCTGCGCTTCGGCAGCACTTCTGAACATTGCCCTGGTGTATCCGAAAACCAGTTCGCTCAATCCTGTTCTTTGGGCAAACTGATCTAGGATGGCCTGAATAATGTCCCAAAGGTCTTTCGTTACTTGAGGCAGCTGGAAGACTGACACAATGTCTTCGATCCGGCGACCTAGCAACTCAGACATTTCAACAATCTTGAAGCCGCCCTCAGACGGGGCAAGCAGCTGGTCTTTGATTGTTTGATCCGCAGCCTTCTGTACGGCAACAACTGTTTCGCAGCTTGTGGCAATTCGCGTAGCAAGAAAACTGAAGCACCAGTTGAGTAGCCGCAACTCGCCAATGGCTGGCTTAATATGCGAGATAGGCCATGCGTAGCCGGGTTTTCGGTGGAACGCTAACATCGTGAACGGCCAGCCCTGCGGATCGGCATAAAAGGGAATCGGCCACGCGACTCTGGTCAACATGCTTTGCGGCAGACCCTGCTCGTCCACTTGCTCCTGCATGATTTCTGGCGGCAAGTTTAGAGGGTACTCAACGCCTTCGCAGATTACGAGATAGCAGTAACGCCCAACCGCATCAAAGATTCCCTTGTTGTCCTTCGGGGAATCCTTAAACCTGTCACCCATCCCCGTCTTTGACCACACCTTGTAAAAGGTGATAAGCTGGTTTGTGGTGTCTTTCTTGCGGTTCTTGCCCCGTGGCTCCTTTTGCAGCTGCGTGCCGTTGCCTTCGAGATGCCGACGCAAGTCTTCTTCAGGCACTCCGTAAGTCGCAGCAACCTCCTGAATTGGACGCACGCACTTGCGAGCGCACCACAGCATGTCATCTTCGTTATCAAAGTCTGGATCGATGAGGAGGTTATCTACGCTGTCATAAAACGAACCAACCATTTTCATTGGTGGCTGCTGCGGATCACCGCTCGTATCGACAGATACAAGCTCTGTCCAGAAAACCCCGGCCCCCTTGATCATCGCCTCGTTAACCACCTTGCGTGCCTGACGCTTTAAATCAAGCTCGACAGGGGTAAAGTTAAGGTACGAGTTAAGCAGCTTGGCGGCATTTTCTTTTTGCCGACGCTCCTCCTCAAGACCCTTAACGGTCATCAAGATAGCCTGCTGCTCTGGGCTTGGCATTCCACCTGGGCCAGCAGGCATATCAAGCCCCATATCCATCAATGGGATATCAGGCTCCTGCATCACCGTTACTGTGCGAACAGGATTGCGGTGGTATATAACACTCGCGAATATCTCAACAAGCTCGAATACCTTATTCAGCTGCATCCTGAAACTGGGGGGGGCAATACTGCTATTGTACCCCCTCTCGCCTCTGGCGTAGCCGTCCTTCCACATCCAATTGTGGTCGCCGTCGAAGAACATTGACGCTTCTTTGGCGATCTCATCAAACGGCTTTTTGTACTTTTCAGCTGATTTAAGCTTCTTGATCCAAGTACTTACGCACTGCCGTAGTGGGTTGTTACTTGGCAGTCTTTCGGCCATTTGAGTTGTTTCCCATTAATTCGCGTAGTGTCGCAGTGGACTTGGCAAAGTCCCATACACCAAGGTCTTGCCAGCCGTTATCTTTCTTGAGGGCCGGGTCATCCTTGTGGTGGACGCTTGTATGCACAAGTGCGTACCCCGAAGGGGAAAACGTCAAAATTCTTATGGTAGTGTCGCCGGGTTCTGCTACTACGAATCCGATTGTCGGATCACTAAAGTTGGCATAATCCATGCTAAAAAGAACAATGTCGCCAATGTTTGGCATTGGCATCTTCCATCCATCGTCAGTTGTGGGCATCGGCTGATCCTCCTTGTGGCCCTAAATATACAAAGCCAGGGCCGTCTTCCCCCCGCCTTTTTTTACGTTCCGCTTGCCACTTAACCCACCAAGGTTCAGGCTCGCCGTTCCTGAGAGGAGGTTTGTGATAAGCGGGGCGGTATGCGCAAAGGTACTCCAGGCACTGGCATATATGAACTTCGCCTTTTGTGTTCGGCTTATCGGTGACAATAGCCGTGCCCGCTACATGATTGACCAGTTTCCGGTAGCGTTTGATCTCTCGCTCTAGGTCTGGGCACGCCCCACGCAAGACTCGAAGCTGCGGAGTGCCGCTTGGCCTAATGTGCAACGCCGTGCGGGTTGACTCCCCACGGGCAATAATATCATCGCACCCAGCCAAGAAGCTCGATCCAGTAACCTCTGAACGCACACCATGCTGGATTAGCTTTTCAGTATATTGCTCGACCGGAAGGCGACCTGACCCGATGTCTCTCAGTCTCCCACCGTGAGCGTCAATGATAAATGCGTGAAAGTGGTAGTCCCTGACTTTCTCAGCGAACTTGTCGCCAAAGATAGTTGCATTGCATTGCCGCAGATACAGCTGGTCATAGCAAAGCCAAAAGTCCCCGCTTGGTGGGACGGCCATGAACAGCACTGCCGTCACAGCATGACCTGGGTCAATGGCTGCATACCTCGTCCACTCGTGAGGAACAAATCCGCCGGGAAGCTCGTCGCGCTCCATCCCATGAATACGCATGTCGAAATTAGGAAACACAAGCACTGAGTCGGTGATGAAGTCACCCTCCGCACGCATGCGAAGAACGTCCTCACCGTTTGCCGCCCACCGCTCAATACTCTTCCTCTTCTCGTCGCTATCCAAGTAGGGATTGTCGAGGAATCTAAGCTTAAACAGCTTAATGTCCGACTCTTCCCCAAGGGCTTCCTCACTGGCGTCTGCTCGTTCTTTCAAACCAAGCAATGCATTGTTCGTTGAGTGCGGCATAGCAGACCAGCAGAACCGGCCTTTCCTATCGACCAAACGGGCCTGCATTTCTGGAACCCACAGTTCTGAATTAATATCCTCGTCAATGTGGCAACGGTTCGCCTGGAAGCCCTGTGGCGGCTCGCCCTCGCTACTAAAGAAGTGGATTTCCCAGCCATTGTGCAGCGTACATGACTGCATGTAGTTGGCACTTTTAAGCACCCAGCTGGTCGATTTAATAAGGCGGGGAGGGATGAGGGGAGGTGCTGGCTTAGTCTCGTCTTTCCTGTGTTCGTCGGTGGCCGGGTTGTACGCCCTCCACTCGCCAGTGACCTCATCTTTTATTATCTTGAACGCCCCGGCACGGAACAAATATGGCACTACCGTAAGACCTATGTGTTTCCAGTCCTTTCCAACAATGACAAGAATGCCGTCACGTTCTGGATACTTTTTGTAGGGGTCTTGGCCCGTTACCGCACGGGCGTCCTCTATGAAAGTGCAGAGGGACTTCCCTGAACGGTTGCCGCCGATG